GAGTAACGGCGCTACCGCGAACAACCGTTACATCCAGTACATCGACCGGAAGCCCCAAGGCACGGTGGTTCTGGAAGCCGTCACGATGGCGACCAAGAACTACTTCACCGATGCACTGGGTACCGGCACCGGCAACTGCACGTTCCAGCACGGAACGACGGCGGGCAACCGCTGCACGTTCACGGCGGCGCAGTCGGATATCATCAATCCGACCTACACCGACGATAACGGCGTGCAGATGCTCAGCATCCCCCTCGTGTTCCTGCCGACCACGGCGGGCAATAACGAGTTCTCCCTGGCGTTCACCTGATACCCATAGGCAAGACGATGGCGTTCACTCTCAAGCAGTCCGAGACGTTTACCTGGCCCGTTAGAGTCAGCTTCCCCATCGATGGCGGCAAGTACCGTCACGAGACGTTCGACGCGGAATTCCGCCGCATCGGGCAATCGGAGGTGCAGGCCCTGGCGGAGAAGGTGACGTCCGGCGAGTCCAGTGCCGAGGATGTCATCCGTGACATTCTGGTGGGCTGGTCGGGCATCAACGACGATGACGGGGCGGAACTCCCGTTCAGCGAAAAGGCGCGCGACCAACTGCTAGAGGTGGCACTGGTTGCCGGTGCCACCCTGAACGCTTTCCTTGACGCCTACGCAGGTGGGAACGCCAAGCGAAAAAACTAGCGGACGCGGCTCGCTACTGGGCCGCCCCGCAGGTCATCGATGAAAGCCAGGACGACCTCGCCGTCCTGGCTCCTCATCTCAGCATCGAGACGCCACCCCCGGAAGACTTTGAAGTCTGGCCCGAGAACTGGCCCACCTTGGTGATGTTCCTGCGCCTGCAGACCCAATGGCGCGCCGTCTCCGGCTTCGGCGGCGGCAAGTTCATAGGACTCGATTACAACGCGGCGAGGTGGCTGTTTGAGCTCTACGATGTAGAGAACCCCCGGCAGCTGCTGGAAGACCTGCAGGTAATGGAGCGGGCCGCGATGGAAGCGATAAACAAGGAGTAGCGGTGGACTGGAACGCGACTATCAAGGTCCGCGCCGACGCCAAGCTCGACGCCCTGCGTCAGGCCGCCGAGCAGGTGAAACTGGTCAAGGACCGCACCCTTGCGATGGAGCAGGCCCAGAGCCTGCTCACCCGTACCGTCATCGGCACCGACGCCGCCATCAAGGCGCACATCAAGAACCTAGAGGCGGCTCAGCGCAACGTCGATAACACGTCGAAGGAGTACCGCCAGCTCGGGGCTGCGATTGATGGCTACAAGGCAAAGCTAAAAGAGGCTGATGCTGAAGCCGTCAAAACCGGCGGGGGCTCTAACACCCTGGCGATGGCGGCGGGTGTGGCCAGTCGGGCCGTCGGGGCTCTTGCCGTCGCTGCCGGGCTTGGCAGCCTTGGGAAGCTCGGCATGGACGCGGAGGTCGCGGCGGCCAAGCTGCGCACCATGCGCAACGCCATCCCTGACTTTGAGAACCTGCAGCCCCTACTGGAGAAGGTGGGCAAGGAGACGGGCGGGCTTGCCGGGCCTGCGGAGCTCTCTGCAGCGGCTTATGAGGTGCTCTCCGCTGGGGCTAGCAGCGCAGCCGATGCCGCCGCGAAACTGAAGGCGGCTCTGGTGCTTGCCCAGGGCGGCAGCGTGGATACAGCGGTCGCGGTGGATGGTCTCACGTCCATCATGAACGCCTACGGTGTCAGCACCGACCGGGCCGCCGAAGTCGCGGACAAGATTCGGCAGACCGTGGACGACGGCAAGATTTCCTTCGAGGAATACTCGACGCAGATTGGCAAGGCGGCGGCGGTCGCCGCCGGAGCTGGGGTCTCGCTGGACGAGCTGAACGCTGCGGTTGCCGCTGTTACCGCTGGCGGTATCAAGGCAGAATCTGCCATCAGCGGCGTTCGTCAGCTGATTGTGAACATCGTCAAGCCCACCGAAGACGCCAAGAAGACGGCGGAAGCCTTGGGCGTGCAGATGGGTGCCACCGCGCTGCAGAGCAAGGGCTTGCTCGGCGTGCTGGAGGAGATACGCAAAAAGACGGGCGGCAACGCCGAAGCCATCGGCAAGCTCATCACCGACGTGGATGGCCTGACGGCTGCTCAGGCCCTCATGCGCAACGAGGGCGAGGACGTTGCCAAGATGCTGGAGAAGCAGGCGAACGCCTACGGAGCTGCTGGCCGCGCCGCTGATGAGATGAACAACACGGCGGCGGCGGCGGGTAAGCGTCTCGCGGCTTCATGGGAGGGGCTGGCTGACCGGCTGACAAAGATATGGGCTCCGTTCTTCACCTGGCTGGCTGACAGTCTTAGCTGGATTCTGGACAAGTCTGCTGAGGCTGGTCGATGGGTTGCACAGCAAACCCAGAACGCTCGCAACAATATGCCGGTTCAGCCACTGACCAGCTCTGGCGGCGGGGCTGGGGCTCGCTTGCCCGGCGGCGGGATGCCAGCGTTGCCTTCAAGCGCTAAGCCTATGGGTGGGCTGGCGTTCGGCGATGTCCCTGGTGGCATTGGCGCAACGCTGCCTTTGAACACTAACGCCGGGTCCATCATCCCTCAGCGCGATAGCCAGAACTTTCTGACGACCATGCAGGGCTTGGTCAACAGGACCGGCGGCATTGAGATGCAGCTTTTCCCACTGGGGCAGAGACCACGGCGCTACGACCCCCTCGAGGGGCGGCGGAGCACCGGCGATAGCTTGCCGGACCCCAAGGCGAAGGAAGCCGCTGACAAGGCGGCGAAGGATGCAGAGGCTGCTCAGAAGCGGCTGCAGGACCAGCGGCTGCAGGACCAGGCGGAAGCGTTCCGCAATCAGCAGGCCCTAGACCGGCAGCTGCTGCAGAACCGCCAGGAAGCCGAGCGCCAGGTTTACGAGCGGAAGCTAGAACTACTGAAGCTCAGTAACGAGCGCGAGCTGCTGGGCCTCACGGGGCTGGCTGGCCAGGTGGCCAAGTTCTTCACCGACATGAAGGAACGCCGCAAGCGCGACGAACTGGAGCTGTTCCGACTGCAGCAGCAGTACCAGCAGCAGCTATTCGACGCGCAGCAGAAGCGCCAGGCTGATGCACTGGAGAAGTCCCAGCAGCAGGCAAGGCAGGCAACGGCGGCCACCGGTACGCCTGGCTTTGATACGTTCACTGCCTTGGCGCGGCAGCTTGGGCTGTCCGTCACCAGTGCGTTCCGGGCCGGTGACCCTGGCTACCACGGCAAGAACCAGGCTCGCGACTACGGCGGCAGCTCCGGGTCCATGATGCAGTTCGCCAAGGCGATGGCCGAGCAATTCGGCACGCAGCTACGCGAGCTCATCTATACCCCGCTCGGGTTCGGCATCAAGGACGGCAAGCGCGTCCCGCTGTCGTTCTGGGGCGACAAGACCAATCGCGGCCACTACGACCACGTGCACGTGGCGTTCACCGGCGCGATGGCACCGGGCACACCCGCGCGGAACAACATCGTCCGCATCGCTCAGGGAAGCGACCCCGGGGATGCTGCTGCTGCTACTGCGGCAGCCAGTGCAACCCGGTCCGGCATCGAAGCGACTCGGCAGTTCATGCGCCAGCGCGAGGCAGAGCAGTACGCGCTGGACTTTGAGCGCATCACCAAAGGGCTGCGGGACAACGCCAAGGCGCTCGACGAGGAAGCCGCTGGCCTGAAGCTGCGGGCGGAACTGATTCAGCGCGGCTTCTCCCCCGAAGAAGCGGACCGCATCGCCGGGCAGCAGGAGCGCCTGAACAAGCTGCAGCGCGAAGGTGCGCTGGCGCTTGAGCAGTTCGACCGCTTCGCCAAGGACAGCGGCCTGACCCTGGAAGAACAGGCCCGCCTCCGTCGCGAACTGGCCGACGCCATCCAGGGCGAGCAGACGGCGCTAGAAAACCTGTTCCGTGTGCAGGAGCAGAATAAGGAACGCACCAAGACGTTCGCGGACGGTGCGCGCGCTGCGTTTGAGAGTTACGCCCAGTCAGCAATGGACGCATTCCAAGGCGCGGAGCAGGTCGTCTCTGGTGCGCTGTCGCGCGCCGAGGACGCGCTGGTGGAGTTCGTCACCACCGGCAAGGCCAGCTTCACCGACCTAGTGAACAGCGTGCTGGCTGACCTGACCCGGCTGGTGCTGCGGCAGCAGGTGCTCGGCCCGCTGGCCCAGGTGATTGGCAGCTTCTTCGGCGGCGGCGGGGTCTTCGGCACCACCTCCTTCGGGAACTTCAACCTGCTGGGCGGCGTGCTCAATGGCACCGGTGGGCTGTTCGCTAACGGCGGCATCATGACCCCCGATGGGCCGCTCCCGCTGCGGACCTATGCCAACGGCGGCATCGCTACCAGCCCGCAGGTGGCCATCTACGGCGAGGGCCGGATGCCCGAAGCCTATGTTCCGCTACCCGACGGTCGCCGCATCCCTGTAGCGATGCAGAACCAGGGGCAGCCCAGCGGCGGCAACACCACCGTCACCGTCAACGTCGATGCTCGGGGCACCCAGGTCCAGGGCAACGACGCCAACGGGCAGCAGCTGGGTCGGGTCATCAGTCAGGCCGTGCAGGCGGAACTCATCCGCCAGAAGCGTCCTGGCGGTCTTCTGGTTGGAGCGTAAATCGTGGCGACATTCACATGGATACCGGACTACGGGTATCAGAAGGAGACCCGGTTCAATGTCCGCAAGACGCAGTTCGGCGACGGCTACGAACAGCGCACCCGATGGGGCATCAATACCACTGCCGAGACGTACAGCCTGACGTTCGAGAATCGGGACAATACCGAGTCCGACGCTATCGAAGCCTTCCTCAAGGCGCGGGAGGGCGTGGAGTCATTCGACTGGACCCCGCCAACGGGTACAACGTCGATTAAGGTGGTCTGTGACGAACCGCCGACCCGGACTCCTGGGGCCTATAACCTCAACACCATCCGCGCAAATTTCCGACAAGTCTTTGAGGCGTAACCGATGACGACGATTGTTACCCGTGCTGGCAAGGGCAGTCCGCTGACGTTCACGGAGTTGGATGCCAACTTCAACAACCTGAACGCCGAAAAGCTGGAATTGTCTGGCGGCACCATGACCGGCAAGGTGACGCTGTTTACCGGCTCGACGGCGGCAGCGAGTGCCACGGTTCCCCACGGTGCGGCCCCCACCAGCCCGGTCAACGGTGACATCTGGTCAACCACCGCTGGGTTCTTCTTCCGCCAGAACGGCACCACCGTCCAGTTCGCTGACCTGTCGTCAACGCAGACACTGGCGGCCAAGACGCTGACGAACCCGCTGCTGAACGGGAAGCGTGCTGCAATCACAACCCGCACGTCGGCCTACACTGCCACCACGTCGGACCACACCATCCTCTGCAACGCCACCACGGCAGCGTTCACCGTCACTCTCCCTACTGCGGTCGGCAATACCGGGCAGATGTATTCCATCAAGAAGATTGATGCATCCGCTAACGCCATCACCATCGCCACTACCTCATCCCAGACGATTGACGGCGTGACCACCCGGACGCTCTCGACGCAGTACCAAGGGGTCACGGTTCAGAGTGACGGTGCCAACTGGCACGTCATTAGCTAGCCATGACCTACTACGTCGAGCCCGGTTACTGGACGCAGAGCTACGCTGTCGAGGAGTATCCCGGCAGCCCGTACTACGTTCTCGGCCTCTACTGGGAAACGGGTTACGTCCAGGGTGAGTTTGTCCTGGCGGCGGAAATCCAGTCGCTGGCACCCAGCGCAGTCATCGAGCTATTCCAGCTTGATGCCGCGAACCAAGGCGTCGCGCAGCCGCTCTACTTTCATGCGGGTACCAACAGCATCCGCCAGCCCATCGTCTTCCAAGGCATCAGCTACACCCCGTTCCCGCTGGAGGTGTCAGGGTTTGAGTACAACGGGCGCGGCACCCTGCCGAGACCGACGCTGAGGGTGTCGAACATCTTCAGTACCATCACGGCACTGCTGCTTCAGTACAACGACCTTGTCGGCGCGAAACTGACCCGTGTCCGCACCCTGGCCCGGTATCTCGACGGACAGCCCGGAGCTAACCCTGACGCTGAGTTCCCCCGCGAGGTTTTCTATGTGGACCGCAAGGTCTCGGAGAACCGGGACATGGTGGAGTTTGAACTAGCCTCGGCGCTCGACCTTGTGGGGGTGCAGCTGCCCCGGCGACAGATTATCCAGAACACCTGCCCGTGGGTCTACCGCAGCGCAGAGTGTGGGTACAGCGGAACGAGCTACTTCAACGCCAACGACCAGTCGGTCGGCTCCCCGGCGCTCGATGTCTGCGGGAAGCGACTGGCGTCGTGCAAGGCCCGGTTCGGCCAGTACGCAGAGCTACCCTTTGGTGGATTCCCGAGCGCAGGACTCATCCGTACATGAACGCTGAAACCAAGCTCGATGCAATGGCCCACGCCCAGCAGGAGCAGCCTCGCGAGTGCTGCGGGCTGGTGGTGGTGGTGCGCGGCAGGGAGCGGTACTGGCCCTGCCAGAATATCGGCCACGGCACTGACCACTTCGTCATCGACCCCGAGGACTACGCCGAGGCGGACGACGCAGGCGAAATCATCGCAGTGGTCCACAGCCATCCGGGGCTGCCCGTCACACCGTCACAGGCGGACCGGGTGGGCTGCAACCAGTCCGGGGTGCCTTGGTACATCTGCAACCCGCTCACGGGCGACTGGGGCTATCTGGAGCCCGATGACTACGAAGCCCCCTTAGTGGGCCGAGAGTGGTGTCACGGGCTGCTCGATTGCTACAGCTTGGTGCGCGACTGGTACGCCC